GAAAGTCTACGATCCATTGTACAGTGTAATAATAAATTAATGCTTATTACATTTAATCTATTTTTCAATTTTTTGATTAAAATAAATTTGATACATTAGGTAGTAGGAATAAAATCCACACATAAATGATATAATTATTAGATGTAATGCAAAAATAATAATAATACAGTTATTATTATTATTTTTAATTATAATATTTAGTCCGAATCCAAATAAGAAAATTACTCCGAAGAGATAAATACCTAGAAGGATACCTAGAAGGATATTCATCATTTTTAGTAAATACATTAATATATTTTATTATAAGATTATTATTCAATTTTTATTATGAATTCAATGAAGAAAAAAATTGGAAATTTTTATTATGAATTCAATGAAGAAAAAAATTGGAAATTTTTATTATATATAAAAATGTATTGATAATAATAGTAAAAATGATTTATTCAGCAACAAAAGATGAAATATACTATCATATCAAAAATCTAAATTATATTAAAGGTGGTGGAATAATTGGATTATTATCACCATCATCATATATATTATTTGGTCAAATTGCAAAAAACAAAGATATATTAATTATGTCTAATTTATCTAAAATAAAAATACCAATAATATCATCTGGTTTTGGATTCGCGATAGGATATTGTTTTCATTATTGTTTACAATAAAATTATTTTTTTGTTTATCATCATATAAACAAAAAAGTATAAAAATATAAAGAGAATGGATGATTTATATTCAATATATAATCAAGTAAAAAATGCAAAACCAATGGAAACAAATATTATTCAAACTAATATTCCAAAATTATCATCTGAACAAAATAGTATTGTAGAACAATTAGAGAATACAAATGTTATTGTTGATTCGGTTGCAGGTAGTGGTAAAACAACAACTAATTTGCACATTGCATTAAAATATAGTACATATAATATATTATTATTAACATATAATGCAAAATTAAAAATAGAAACAAGGGATCGTGTAAAAAAATTTAATATTAAGAATCTGGAAGTTCATAATTATCATTCATTTTGTTGTAAATATTATGATTCATCATGTTTTAATGATACTAAATTAAAAGGTGTTATATCTGAAAGAAAAAAATTATTAAAACCAAATAAATTTGCATTTGATATGATTATATTAGATGAAGCGCAAGATATTAATCCATTATACTATGAATTATTTTATTTAATTTACAAGGAGAATTCAAAAAATGCAAAAATATGTATCTTAGGTGATCGGTATCAAAGTATTTATGCTTTTAATGAAGCGGATGAACGTTTTATTATTTATGCTGATAAATTATTTAATTTTAATACATTACCGTGGATTAATTTAAAACTATCATATAGTTTTAGAATTACTAATGAAATGTGCTTATTTATTAATAATTGTATGTTAAATGAAGATAGAATGTTTTCTAATAAAATTTCTAATAATAAACCAAGATATATTATCTGTGATACATTTGGTGATAAATTAGGGAGTGGAACAAGAACGTTTGATGAAGTTAAATATTATTTAGAAAAAGGGTATTCTTATAGTGATTTTTTTATACTTGCACCGTCGGTAAAAAGTATTAAATCACCAATTCGTCAACTTGCGAATGAATTATCTAATAATAAAATACCAATTTATGTTCCAATATCTGATGAAGAAAAAATCGATGAGGATATCATTAAAGATAAAATAGTCTTTTCTACATTTCATCAAGTAAAAGGATTAGAAAGAAAAATTGTTATTATATTTAATTTTGATAATTCCTATTTTTTATTTTATAATCGTGGTGTATCACCTAAAGTAACACCGAATGAATTATATGTTGCAGTAACACGTGGTTTAGAACATTTAACAGTATTTCATCATTATCAGAATGATTATTTACCATTTTTAAGAACATTAAAATTAAAAGAGTGTTGTTATTTTGAAAAATATGATCAATTAAAGATCTTTGAATCAAATATGAACAAAAATGTAGATACATCTGTTACTGACATTATCAAACACTTACCTACCGAAGTGATTCAGAAATCATTATCTTATTTTACTATCAAAAAAATAAAAAATAAAGTAAAAGATAAATTAGAAGATGATTCTAAATTATCCATACCCTCTAAAACCAAACAAAAATATGGATATGAAACAGTTAGTGAAATTACTGGTGTCGCTATTCCATCATTATTTGAATATAAAATTAAAAATAGAATGAGTATTTTAGATGAATTAAGATTAAAAACGAATACTAATATTACAGAAGAAGTAGATTTAAATGTAAATCAGTTTGGAGATTCTAATAATACAAAAGATTCTGAAGAAGAGAAATATGATTTACATAAAATAGATTTATCTAAAATAACAGAACAAGAATTATTATATATTGCAAATAGGTGGAATTCATATACTAGTGGATATGTATTTAAAGTAAATCAGATTAATAATTATGATTGGTTAAGCAAGGAAAATTTAGATATATGTATTGATAGATTAAAACATATTAATATATCTAAAGATGCAATCTTTGAACATAAAATGTCGAAAGAAGAAAAACCCGAATTATTAAATCGAAGAATTAATGGTTTTATTGATTGTATTGATGGTAATAAAATATATGAATTTAAATGTGTGTCACAAATAGAAGCAGAACATTTTTTACAACTTGCGATATACATGTATTTAATTGAAGTGGATAAAATAGTTGATGTAAATGTATTATCAAATGATACAATTCTAAAATCAAAACAAAATTTAAAAGAAGGTGATCAAATATCATATCGAGATGAATATAATATTTTAAGAGAGGGTTATATTATACATACATTATATAAAAATGGCAAGGTTAAATTATTAAGATCAGATACAATAACGCGTGATAAAATAGTAAAAAATATGACATGGTTAGAAAAAAATCCAGTGCAATTGATTACAGAATACAAGTATTATTTGTATAATATATTATCAAATGATTTGTATGAGATTAAAAGTGATAAACAAACATTAATTAATATGATGGAATATTTAATTTATTGTAAGTATGTAAATGTTAAGAAATTAACAGATGATGAATTTATTGATAAAATTAAAAAATTAATATAATATGTATAAAAATAAAGTATCTAAATACAAGAATAAATTAAATCAAATCGGTGGTACAACATATCCAGAATTACCTGTAGGAGGATTTGAATATATGACATTACCAGATTTAATAAAATTATATATGACTGGAAATAGAGAAGTAAGAAAGAATATACAAGAATATAAAATGCATGATTTTTACGATCAAGAACCATTACCACTTGGTATTACATTAAGATTTTTTAATGTAATGTTTCCATTTTGTAAGGGTCTTAATATATCACATAGAAAAGATATAACAGATGCAGATTTTGTATATTTACGTGGTATTAAAAGACTTTGTATGTCTTATTGTAATCAAACAGATGTTGCAATTGTACACCTTCGTGGTATCCATACTCTTGATATGAGATATTGCCGCCGAATAACGAATGCAGCGTTTGTACATTTACGTGGTATTCATTCTCTTAATATGGATTCTTGTAATCAAATAACGGATATTGCACTTGTAAACCTTCGCGGTATTCATTCTCTTAATATGGTACAATGTAATCAAATAACAGATGTTGCACTTGTAAACCTTTGTGGTATTCATATTCTTAATATGAGATATTGTAATGGAATAACAAATGCAGGGTTTATACACCTTCGAGGTATTAATTCTCTTAATATGCTAGGATGTAGCAGTATAACAGATGCAGCGTTTGTAAACCTTTGTGGTATTTATTCTCTTAATATGGTAAACTGTAGCCGTATAACAGATGCAGTGTTTAAACACCTACGTGGTATTCATACTCTTAATATAGGTATGTATAGTCAAATAACAGGTACTGGGTTTGTATACCTTCGTGGTATTCATACTCTTAATATTACTCATTGTAATCAAATAATAAACGCTTCATTTGTACATCTTCGGGGTATTCATACTCTTGATATATCAGGTTGTAATCAAATAACAGATACAGTGTTATTACATTTACGTGGTATTTATACTCTTAATATGAATGTTTGTTTCAATATTAAAGATGCAGGATTTGTAAATCTTCGTGGTATTCATACTCTTTATATGTCTGGATGTACACAAATAACAGATGCATCGTTTGTACACCTTCGTGGTATTCATACTCTTTATATGAGTGATTTTAATCAAAAAACAATAACGGATGCAGCGTTCGTATACCTTCGTGGTATACACACTCTTGATATGCATGGTTGCAAAGAATTACGAATATCAAATAATGCATTTGAATATCTTCGTGGTATTTATACTCTTGATATCCGTTATTGTAATCCAGAAAAAATCGCATATGCAAGTAGAATTGGATTACCTGTTATCGCATAATTTTATTTTTATAATTTATGTATAAAAATTATAAAAATAAAGTATCTAAATACAAGAATAAATTAAATCAAATCGGTGGTGCATGTCCTTATAAAAACGGTGACACAGTAATAAGAAAAGATGATAATAATAAATATGGTACCGTTGTTGGATTAATATTAAGTGAACGATTACAAAATTGTATTAAATTACGTGTAAAATTAGCAAATGGCGAAGTTGAAATATGGAATTCACTTGACGTACAAAAATTAGATACATTTAGTTTAAATGTAAATCATTTAACAAATTTAGCGTATATATTATCAAATACAAATATCTTCGGTATAATGTTATTACCTGATTTAGTAAATTTATATAGATTCGGTAATCAAGAAGTAAGAAGTTCAATAAAACAATATAAAATGCATGATTTTTATGATCAAAAACCATTACAAAAAGATGTTTCATTAAGAGAATTTAATGAAATGTTTCCATTTTGTAGGGGTCTTAATATATCTCACAGAACTAATATAACAGATGCAGATTTTGTATATTTACGTGGTATTAAAAGACTAAGTATGACGTATTGTAATACTATAACGAATAATGCATTTGTAAACCTTCGTGGTATTCATACTCTTGATATATCAAATTGTACACAAATAACAGATGATGCACTTGTAAACCTACGTGGTATTCATACTCTTTTTATGTTACTTTGTAGACAAATAACGGATGCAGCTTTTGTTAACTTACGTGGTATTCATACTCTTGCTATATCTTATTTTAATCAAATAACAATAACGGATGCCGCGTTTATTAACATTCGTGGTATTCATACTCTTGATATGGATTTTTGTGGACAAATAACAATAACGGATGCCGCGTTTATTAACCTTCGAGGTATTCAGTATCTTGATATGACTAATTGTAGACAAAATACAATAACAGATAATGCATTTAATAATTTACATGGTATTAAAGAACTGAATATGTATTCTTGTAATCGAGATAGAATTGAATATGCACGTAGTATTGGATTACCTGTTACTACAATATTTAGATAATTTATCTTTATAATATATGTATAAAAATTATAAAAATAAAGTATCTAAATATCAGAATAAATTAAATCAGATCGGTGGTGCGCAACAATCTAATGAAGAATTAGATAAATTAATGATTATATTATTAAACACAAATACATTAGGTACAATGCCGTTACCCAGTATAATTAATTTATATAGAACAGGTCATCCTGGGATACAAAATGCAATAAAAGAATATAAAATGCATGATTTTTATGATCAAACGCCATTACAAGATGATGTATCATTATTAGAATTTAATCAAATGTTTCCATTTTGTAGGGGTCTTAATATATCTCACAGAACTAATGATACAGATGCAGATTTTGTATATTTACGTGGTATTAAGAAACTAAGTATTGTACTCAGATAGCAGACGCTGCACTTGTAAACCTACGTGGTATTCATACTCTTAATATGTATTACTGTAGACAAATAACAGATGCAGCGTTTATACATCTTCGTGGTATTCATACTCTTGAAATGGATTTTTGTAATAAAATAATAGATATTCCAGTTGTACATCTTCGTGGTATTCATACTCTTAGAATTGTGAGATATGATCAAATAACGGATGCAGCGTTTGTACACCTACGTGGTATTCATACTCTTGAAATTGGTTATTGTTATCGAATAACGGATGCAGCGTTTGTACACCTATGTGGTATTCATACTCTTGGTATGATATCGTGTAGACAAATAACGGATGCAGTGTTCGTACACCTACGTGGTATTCATACTCTTGATATTAGTTATTGTGATCAAATAACGGATGCAGCGTTTGTACATCTTCGTGGTATTCATACTCTTATTATGGATTATTGTTATAAAATAACAGATATTGCACTTGTACATCTTAGTGGTATTCATACTCTTAATATGAGTGATTGTGTTCAAATAACAGATGCATCGTTTGTACATCTTCGTGGTATTCAATCTCTTGATATGACTTATTGTAATCAAATAACAGATGCAGCGTTTGTACATCTTCGTGGTATTGATGCTCTTAATATGCGAAGTTGTAGTCAAATAACAGATATTGCACTTGTACATCTTCGTGGTATTTATATTCTTTATATGAGTAATTGTGTTCAAATAACAGGTGCAGAGTTTGTACATCTTCGTGGTATTCATTCTCTTAATATGAGTAATTGTAGACAAATAACAGATAATGCAATTGTACATCTTCGTGGTATTCATACTCTTCATATGGGGGAGTGTATACAAATAACAGATCATGCATTTGTACATCTTCGTGGTATTCAATCTCTTGATATTAGTTATTGTGATCAAATAACAGATGCAGCGTTTGTACATCTTCGTGGTATTCATTCTCTTAATATGAGGGATTGTAGTCAAATAACAGATGCAGCGTTTGTACATCTTCGTGGTATTCACACTCTTCTAATGGTTGACTGTCATCAAAAATCAATAACAAACAATGCATTTAATAATTTACATGGTATTAAAGAACTGAATATGAGAAATTGTAATTCAGATAGAATACTATATGCACGTAGGATTGGATTACCTGCTACTATCGAATAATTTTATTTTTATATAATATGTATAAAAATAAAGTATCTAAATACAAGAATAAATTAAATCAAATTGGTGGTGCAGAAGAAAGAAGATGTCCATATATTGTTGGTGATTTAGTTAAAATAAAAAATAATAGATTTGATATATCAGATGAAATAGGTCGTATTATAAATATAATATATAGTGATAGATTAAACTTATGTATTAAATTACAAGTTCAATTAAATGACGGTACTATAAAATTATGGAATTCAACTGATGTTGATAAATTAGATATATCAATATTAACGAGATATCCAAAAGATATTTCTGATAAAATATTATCAAGTTTAGATTTATTCACATTAATTAAATTATATCAAAATAGTAATCCAGAAACACAAAGAATAATTCAAGAATGTAAAGATTTTGACTTTTTTAATGAAATATTTCCTTCAACTATTACATTACAACAATTTAATATAATGTTTCCATTTTGTAAAGGTATCGCTTTAGCATTTAATAGTTCAATTAGAGATGAACATTTTGTATATTTACGTGGTATTAAAAGACTCAATATAAGTGGTTGTAATCAAATAACGGATGATGCATTAATTCACCTTCGTGGTATTCATACTCTTAAAATGAATTATTGTAAAAAAATTACAGAAGAAGGACTTTCACACCTTCGGGGTATTCATACACTTAGTATAAATGAATGTTATGAAATATATAATATTGCATATGAAAACCTTCGGGGTATTCATGATCTTAGTATGCAAAAATGTTCTCAAATAACAAATACTGCATTTATAAACCTCCGAGGTATTCACACACTTATTATGAATGAGTGTGTAAGAATAACAAATAGTGCATTTGTACATCTTCATGGAATTAATACTCTTCAAATAAGAATGTGTAATATAACAGATTCTGCAATTGTACATCTTCAAGGTATTAAATCTTTTAATATGGAGTATTGTTCTCAAATAACAGATGAAGCTTTTAAATATCTTCGTGATATTCATACTCTTAATATGAGTTATTGTACACAAATAACAGATG